CTAAACTGCAAGGATCTCATGGATGGTAAAATCTTTTTCTCATAAACAAACTTGTATGCTTCCTCGATCTTGTCCTGGAGATGGGGATACTTCTTCTGATGCATCTGTTTGTTTCTTGTAACTAACTCTTCCCAGGTTTCTCGCCTCTCTTCTTTCTCTAGATACCTGGCGTATTTCATATAAACTGTAATGTCGCTCAAAATTTTACTTGATAGTTCCAATGTTTCTTGCATGTTTTTTCATTCTCCCTTCGTTGTTTGTTTGGTTCTCTGTTCTTCTTTCATTAATCTATAAACTTTCCTAGGACCATTGTCCTCTGATTCTGGCATTGCTTCCTCGGAGAATACTTTTATCTCAACATTAGCCGGATCCATGAAAATTGGAAACACCACTCCATCAATGCCGTTCCTATTCTTGGCAATATATATTCTACCTGTATTATTGGATTTGTCTGACCCTGTTCTTGATACCGAAAAGATGAAGTCCGCTACAAAACATTTCGAGAATGCTTCGCTTATTGATTCCATTGTTATAACTTCGGCGTTTATCCCACTCCTGTTAGTTTGAGAGGCGGTCCAGACCGGGCACTCGAATTCTTGTGCAATTGCCCTTAACTCTTCATAAATAGTTTCGAGATTTTCTCTTTTCTCTTTTGAGTGAAAAATAGGTTTCAAAATATCGCCATAGTCAACAATAATCATATCGGGGTTGAAATCTCGGTTCTTAAGTTTCTCCAAGTGAGTTTTCAGAGTCTGTGTAGTCGCACTCTTGGTAGGGTATTCTTTTATCAAAAGCTTTCCTGGCAGTCTCTTTACTTCTTCGAAAATCTCTTCCTTGTTGAAGAATAAATCGTTGATGGGGATCCCAGTAAGACAACTATCATATCGATTTCCAATAATGACATCCTGGAGTTCTAATGTGTAATGCACAACGTTCTTTCCTATCTTTAATGCCTCTGTGCCTAGGTGGGTAAGCACCATGCTTTTGCCAACACCCGTTGGTGCTATCACAACACCTAGCTCTCCCTTCCCCAGACCGCCGCTAACGATTCTATCTATCTCGTCCCACCCAGTGGTAACCGGATTTCTAGACTTCAACTCGAACCTTCTCTCGAAGTCCTCAAGGAAGTCATATCCGACATCATTATTGACTCCAAGTTTCAGTGCTTCATTGATGATCTTGCTCACCTCATCGAAAGATGAGTCCTGCATCAACTTTACACTCTTGAGCATGGCGGCCTGTAATGTTTGCTTTCGGCAAAAGTCGAGAGACTTATCTCTTACAAACTCTTCATCAACCTCGTCATAGTTCCCTGTCTTGATGCGAACATAAAAATCCCTGACTTGCTTTCTTGTCACTTCACTTTGGAATGATGAATCCTCGCTTTTGAGGATACTCTCGTAAGTGCTCGCCGAGGGGTGCTTCTTATATTTCTTTTTGTATGCGTAGATCTTTCTTACAAACTCTTGTAGATATTTTAGTTCGAAGAAGTTTATGTCTAGGACTTCCCCGATTTGTGTCGAGAACTTCGAATCTTCCAAGATTATCTTTGCTAGCGATTCTTGGAACCCCTTTCCAAAGGATCCAAACGTCGCATCTCTCATCTGTTCCATATGCTTCTCCCAGGTACATAATAAATGTTTTCTGCGCTCGCGTCAATCACTTTGTTTTGGATTCAAAAATCATCTTGCGAAACAAGGCATATAGTTCGTCTAAGTTAACCTGCGGAAAGCCGTCCTCGAACAGCAGTTTCACGACACCAGTGTTGTTGAATAAAGGCAAGTGACTGCTGAATGTCTCCTTTATCTTTGATGATGTCGGTATGGATAGCGATGGAGAATATAACTGCATCACCTTATAGTTTATCCTGATCAGTTCAATATTGTCGAGGACATCCCTATAAAATTTTACCTTTTCGTCCTTTCTTTCCTCGCAATAATCCTTCAACTCTGAAGCCATATAACTTTTCTCCTCGGCAAGAAAAGGCAATCTCTTTGCTACTGTCGCAAGACCAACTCCCGCCACACCCGGCAAGTTGTCTGATTTGTCTCCTGCTAGTGCTCTAGCGAGAGCGAAATTGTTGGGGTGGATAAGGAATTTCTTCACAATCGCATTCTTGTTTACTATCTCATCTTGAATAGGGCGATACAGCACTGTCGAATCGTCGCAGATCTGAAAGAAGTCTTTATCACTGGATACGACAACCTTCTGCCAATCATCAAACTGATGGTAAGTGCTGACATAAGCAATAACATCGTCTGCTTCGGTTTCGGGAAACATAAACTGGACAACTGGAGTTTCGTTGAGATACTCTAAAATCCTCACTTGCTGCCACATAAGGTTTTCTGCCTCCTCGTTCTCAGGCAGGTTCCGTATGAAACGATTAAGTCTGACAGGTTTCCTTCCTTCTTTGTATCCTTTAACGATGCTTCTTCGCTTCCTGCTGCCGCCGGCACCATCCCAAACCACGGTTATCATATCTGGTTTGATCATCCTGGAAAGCTTCTGGAGTCCTTGTAGAAAACCAACAATTCCGCCGATGGGTTGCCCATTAGCGGAAATTGTGGGATTTACGATGTAATGTCTGATGAAGGCATTATGGCCATCAATTATCATCATCCTCTTTTTTGTCATTCTTCTCTTCCAATCTCTTTATTTTATCTCGCAGAGTTCTTATCTGCTTCTTCATCCTGACACGAGCATCTCGCAGCGTCCAGACTTCATCAAGAAGTCTCTCTACCGCATCTAGTGCTATATTTACTGTCTCCCTAAGAGACTTATCGGTGCTCACGCTTCTTCAGTCTCCTCTTCCTCGTAGAAGTTACTCGCCTCCACCAGTCTTTTGTCAAACTTGAGAACCACTTCCTCGTCTAGGAGTTGCATAACCCTGTCGTTAAATTTCTTCTCCTTCATAAACTCGCCCCATTTAGATGCTTGGAATTTCTGTGCTTCGCCGTCTTCATATTTGAGAGTCCACCAAGGACCAGCACTGCCTAGGTGCTCGGAACTCTGGATTGCTTCAAACAAACTATCATCGTCTCTCACACCAATGTCTTCTCCCCACATGATTTTAAAATTGCAAGTTCTGCCTGCGGTACCAAATCTAGATTTCTCTAATCTTGCCTTTAGTTCGTTCCCGACTCTATATCCTTTGTCGTCAAGAATCATGCTGCTCTTGCCCTTCCTTCCTGTCAACCATATGCGAAGGCTGTATGCGTATGTCATAGACTTTCCGCCTGGACAGACATACTTTTCGCTATCGGTTGCATATTTTGGATTTTGAACCTGGAGGTTCGTCTTCAGTTGGTTGAGCACCAAAAGTGTTGATTGGGAGTTTGCTAGGGCAACTATCAATTTGGACATTCCCTTTGCCAATACTCTCGCCTTGACGGCGACAGACTCATTCGGATTGAATGTTCCCTCTACATCGCTAACTGCGGGAGTGAGTGCCAACGAATCCCACACAAACAGCATTTTGTTTTCGTTTGATTTGAGCAAGTCTTCAATAGTCTCTAGAACGAACTCTACCGACATCGCTTGCAAATATAAGATGTTGTTGATATCAACGCCACTGCGGGTTAGGAAGGATGGATCAATTGCGGATTCAGAATCAAAGTAGACAACATCCATACCTTTCTTTTGGGCATTGGCGGCAGTCTGTGCTGCCATATAACTCTTGCCGCTCGATTCCATTCCGGCAATCTCTGTCAGTTTCCCGACGGGGATCCCTGCCATTTTACCTCGGCATATGATGGCATTCAACCAGGTTGATCCGGTAGGAATCCAATCAGTAACCTCTGTTGGGTTCTCGGAGGACAAGTCATGTGCGACAACCATTCCTGCTTTTTTATTTATCAGTGAACGCATGTCGGCGATACTGAGTTTTCCACTCTTCTTGTTTTTCATATTCTGCTCCGAAAGTAAAATGAGGCACCTGATAACCCTGTGCCTCCCCGTGGGTTGATGATGATTACCCGCCTATTAATTCATCTAGGGCGCTATCAACTCGTCCGGCACCCGAATACTTCTCTGTTTCACTAGAGAAGCCTTCAGGGTTGTCGGAAGCCAGATGTTCATCCAAAAATCCTTGGACATTGGATGTCGTCTTCCTCTCGAAGAGGGAGTCGAAATCTGGCACATTGCTTAATACCTCTTTGCACTGTTCCTCGGTAAGTTTATCAGTACAAAGGGCACTAGAGCGTCGCTTGGGTGTCACCTTGGTCACAGGAAATTGACCTCCTGGTGGCTTCGCATAGTGAATGTCCAAATCAATACCAGTCTCAGTATCCGTTATGTCGCCATAATCAGGATTCAAAACCAGATTCAATAAGGTTTCATACACCGTCTTGGAAAATCCCCAAACTCGGACTCCCGCATCCTCTTCTCCGCGAACCAGCACCGGAGAAAAGAACCGAGACTTGGCACCTAGTTGACGTGCCATCGCCCTGCTCTCTTCATCACCTTCCTGATACAGTCCGCGAACGAAACTGCATACAGGACAATCATCCCCAAAATTCTTGTTTGGGCATAAAAATCCGTTTTCCTTTCCTACTCCATAGTGGAAAGAGTAACTCTTGAATGGATCTCCATCCTCAGTGGGAACAATACGCAATGTTTGTGATCCCTCCGAGGGTTTCCAAAACCCACTCGAACCAGAACCAGCACGGTTCTTGAGGTTACTATACTTCGCTTTCATTTTCTTCATATCAATAGCCATATTATGACTCCTTTTCGTTGTTGATTTGCTTATTATAGCAGATCACTTTTGCTCTGTCAAGTGTTTTGTTTCGAAATCGTCTTCTTCTTTTCCTTCGAGGATTTCCACCTTGACTTCTCCGACGGCGGCTTTCCAGTTAAAAGTGCGAAATCCAACACTTTCGATATCCCACACCAACTCCAAACCTTCTGGAAGGGTGCGCTCTGAGTTCTCGTTCTTGACTTTTGTTCCTAGGAAATCCTTTGGTAGATCTTCTAACCTAACAAACGTCATACTTCTTGTATCATTATTCTTTTTTTGGAAAGTCCCTGTAAAAACTTTAACCATGATTTTCTCCTTGAATTATCTTCGTCTGCTCGACGATATAAATGTAGTTCTTCTTATACTCTGTCGGATATATTCCAAATCCTCCTTTTATGTCATTATCCTTCTGCCTCGCTCTCGTTTTGATCTTTGATAGCAAAGTAGTGCTTTCTTCTAATTCCTTTTTGTTGATAGCAAAATAATACCTCTTTTCGTTCGCGTTGTCAAGAGAAAAATACATCTGATCTGTCATTTTTTCTATCTCCCCGATTCCTATGGTACAAATACGGCAAACCTCAGATTCCTTCGGAAAACTTGAAATGGTCGGTTTGCTGTTTCTGTATACATTCACCATATGGAT